GCCAAAGAGTACCTTTCAGCAAAAGGGTCAATTAAAGAACGCGAGGCTTGGGCGGATTACAAATTGGCAGATTTTTCTTACGACCACAAAATTGCTGAAGCCCTTGTGAAGTCAAAAAGAGAAAAGTTGTCGTCGCTACGAACTTCAATGGATAGTCTTCGAACCCTAAACGCAAACGTGAGAGCGCAGGTGCTTCCATGACGGCAAAAAAGTCCTCAGCCAAAAAGCCGGAATTGCAAAACGAACAAAATCACAAAATTGACCCGAGTCTGTTGATGCTTTCCGTTCCGGTCGACTCTTTAGTGCCGCTAGAAAACAACCCACGCAAAGGTGACGTAGAGGCGATTATGGCCTCCTACGACGAATTCGGTCAGGTGAAGCCCATTGTCATCCGCCCGAACGACGATGGAACCGCAACAGTAATTGCGGGCAACCATCAAACGGAAGCGGCCCGCCGCTTGGGTTGGACACACATCGCCGCTGTCCCAATGAACACTGACGACAAGCGGGCGCTCGCATTCGCCTTAGCGGAAAACCGGACAATGGAACTGGGTCACAACGACCCGATCCTTCTTCACGACGCAATTGTTAGCGTGTTTGACGATTACTCTGAAACGTTTGAGGCGCTTGGCTGGGACGATTTCCAACTTGCAGAAATTGACGATCGTGCAACATACTTGACCGAATCACAATCCTCGCCTTCCGGTTATATTCCGCCGGTACTTGTTGCACAACCGGGTGAGGTTCCACCTCCTGTTGCTCCAACTCAGCCTCAACCCAATGTTGAGTCGGTCAGAATTGAAGCGCCACCAAGCGTTAACTCTCGTGAGGCCGTTACTCTTGGTTCACCCAGCGTCGGTGCGGCTGGAACAAAAGCGGTTGTTCAATACATGCTGGTTTTTGATGACGCCGAACAGCAGCGTCAGTGGTACGACTTTTTGCGTTGGCTGCGTTCAGATCCGGGGACAGATGGCGACACAACAGCCGAAAAACTTTTGAATTTTGTGTCTGCTCACGGGGGGCCTTAATCGTGGACATTACTCCGGAGAAGGCGGTTCACACGCTGCGGACAGCGGACCCTTCATCACTTTTTTACTATTCGCAACACATTGCTGAAGTGTTGGAAAGTCTTATCGAGCAACAAAACCTTTTCCAATCGTTGTTAAAAAGTCTTGACGAGATTCAAATCGTTTCAGTATCGGATAATTTGCTGGAACTCTTGCTTAAGGGTAAAATGCCCAAAAGCGAAGTAAAAAATCTACTGAAAGAATTTGCTAATGCCCAAGACGAAGAATTTTTGCACCACTGAACGTTGTTATCAAAGCGGCATCGAATTGAGTGCACTTTCAACCGCACGGATGCAACTTCCTGAAAGGAACTCAAAGTGACGCGTCAAAGAATGTTTTTGGACATGTCGTGCGTCGACGCAGCGCGTGAGCGCATAAGACACGTTTATGACACGTTTGACACTGTGTGTGTTCAGTTTTCTGGCGGCAAAGATTCCACTGCCATCATCTACCTTGCCAAAGAAATTCATGAAGAACGCGGTTTGGGGCCAGTCAAGGTAATTTTTCGTGATGAAGAGATGGTGAACCCCGCAACAGTCAAATTTATCGAGGAAGTAAGCAATTATGACTGGGTGGATATGGAGTGGTACTGCTTGCCGTACGGTGCGGAGGTTTGGACTCTCGGGCATCGAGAATCGATTCTGCTGTGGGATCGTCAGCGTGAAAAGGAAGGTCGTTTAGTTAGGCCAATTCCTCCGGGGGCGATCACTGCCGAGCATTTTGGTTTGGACGGCGGCAAGCCATTGCAACAATCCATCGACTATTACACAATGCAAGGCAAAACGGGTAGGGTTGCTTTCATTACGGGTGTTAGGGCGAACGAATCAATGATTCGCTACCGTTCCTGCGTTCAAAAACTCCACGAAAATTACATTGTTGTGCCGTTTAGGATGAAAAAGTCGATCCCGCTTAGATTTGCGAAAGTGATTTACGACTGGACAACGGATGATGTGTTTAAGTTCGTCACCGAAGAGCATGGTGGAACTTTTAACGAGTTTTATGACTTGGCTTCAATTACGGGATCGAACATGCGGGTCGGGATTCCATTGCACTCGGTTGCAATTAGGAGAATTGGTGATGTTGTCGCCACCGAACCCGAATTTTACGATCGACTTTATGAGTGTTTTCCATACATTGATGCGCAGCGTCGCTGGTGGTCTCAGTTTGATATTGAAGAGTTGATTGCCGATTACGCTAGGCGTGGCTGGTCAGGCGTTGCGGATTGCATTGAGCATTTTATGCTCACTCCCGATTTGCAGCAGAGCGCCAAGGTTTACGTTGCAAAGTTTAGGGAAAAGCACAGGAAAGATCCATTTTCTTATCCGATTGAGTGGCTGATCCGAAATCTTCTGTTAAATGAAATTAGCATTACTTCGGTGAATCCTGTCGGCCCCAAAACTCGTGCACATGCCGTAAGAATTGCTGCCGCTCAGGCGGAAGCAGAGGCAAATGCCTTAGACACCATCGACGACTACAGGTGAAAGGTTTTAAAAAATGGAAATTAATTACATTCACGGTTCGGACCTCATTCCAGCACCATGGCGCTCAACTTACGTCCTGAAACCTGATCAGAAAATTCTTGTTAGTTCATTAAGGAATTTTGGGTGGGTTGCTCCGATTTTGGTGCAGGAAAAGTCTGGAATGATTATTGACGGCCATGAAAGATGGATGATTGCCGCCAATGACAGTGTGATTCAAGAGCGTGACAATGGGATTATTCCCGCCAACGTGGTCGACTGCTCCGACATTGAGGCCATGGTCATGCATGTCAAGGTAAATCGTGCTCGTGGAATTATGCATGCCAAGGCGTTGCGTGGCACAATTCTTAAAATTTTGCGTTCTAAGGCTTATACCGAAGATGAGTTGCGGGTTGAGTTTGGCATGACGCGAGACGAAATGATGCTTTTCTCTGGCGCAAGTTTTCTTAAGGGTCGCAAAATTTCTGAACACAAGTATTCGAAGGCTTGGGTTCCGATTGAGGCCCCTCCGGGTGCTGCTGCACCTTCCGTGAAGATTGAAAAGCCGCCCAACGCTGACAGGTAGATCTTTTAGTATCTTCCCAAAATAAAGGCTTGGCATGCTACTTTTTGGAGAACGGATTATTCTCCTTGAAGGAAACAAACCATGCCATCTCCCCGCTTTCTCCCAATTCGTCAATTGTTTGGTCGTGGCAGGCCCGGCGGTCAGACTCGTCAAGAGCGACGCGATGAACGACGTGAGCGTCGTCGGCAGCGAGCGGAGGCTGATCAAAATAGGCGTGAAAAAGAGCAACGAATTCGTGACTTTCGCCGTCAGCGTGATCAAGCGGAACGCGCGAGGCGTCGCGATGCCCGTCGCGGGCGCGTCCGTCGACTTTTCCGTCGCGACTGAGGCCAACATTTTACAGTCGTTAAATTGGCGTAGGAGGCGCAATGCTTGTTTCTGTTGACGACCTTGCCACCTACATGGACATCAAGTTTTCCAACCGGCAAACACGCGCCGCTTCTTTTGTTTTGGCGGGTTTGCAAAGCGAACTTGAGTCGTATTTGCGTCGCCCAGTTGAGGTTGGTTCCTTCGTTGAGGATCATGTAATCCCGCCTGATTACGCGTCGTTTCCCGTTTCGTCCCATCTTTACGACGTGACACTTGACACCACGGGCAACCCACCGGGATACGTTCGGCCTGCCGTGACCGTGTACATGCGGAACACCCCTATCACTTCGGTTGACAGCATCATTTTGAGTCCGTCAATCGGAGCCTCGGTCGCAGCCAATGAGGGCACCGAATACATCGTGCATCGTTACGGCGTCGACCTTTACCGTGCTCTTCCAAACGACAAAGTCACTGTTTCGTACACGGGCGGCCTTGAGGGTGAGGCAATTCCAGTATTCAAACTTTTGATTTTGCGTGCAGCGACAAGAGAAATGCAAAACATGCACGACGATGTTGTTGGCATCAAGGATCTCGAAACCCGTAACGTGGCACCACTTGTCACCGGATTCACCGAACAGGAACTTCAATCGGTTCGCCGTTGGCGGCGTGTAAGGATCGCTTGATTCGCCATGGCTAAGACCAGAATTGAAATTGACGTAGACGATTCTGATGCTCAACGGAAGTTGAGTGCGATGGGCGCAAGGTCGCAGAACATGCGTCCTGTTTTTGAGCAAGCCAAATTCATGTTGCGTCGGGCCAATGCGGCAAACTTTGCTTCAAATGGTTTGCCGGTTGGCGGGTGGGCGCCTCGCCGTGACGAGGAATTGTGGCCGCTGATGAAGCGGACTGGTGCTTTGGCTGGTTCCCTTTCCACGCTTAGTGGCCCTCCGAATGACATTGG